AGCAACACCACAGGTACTGAAAATACAGCTAGCGGTTGGCAAGCTCTTTTTACCAACACTACTGGATCGCATATTACTGCCACCGGAGCTGCTGCACTCTATTCCAATACAACTGGAACTGGAAATACTGCGTTTGGAAAAACTGCTCTCTACTCCAATACCACTGGTGCTAGCAACGTAGCAGTGGGAAGACGTGCTCTTGAAAACAACACCACTGCTGATTTCAACACAGCTTACGGAACATCTGCTCTCTTTACCAACACTACTGGTACTGGAAACACAGCTACTGGAGGAGAAGCTCTCTACTCCAATACCACTGGTAATAACAACGTAGCCAACGGACTCGAAGCTCTCCGTGCCAATACCACTGGGTATCAAAATGTAGCTGTCGGACAAAGAGCTCTCTATTCCAACACCACTGGTTTTGACAACGTAGCTAACGGATACCGAGCTCTCTATTCCAACACCACTGGGCAAGCAAACACGGCTATCGGAATGAGAGCTATGTATTCCAACACCACTGGTGATAGCAACGTAGCTATTGGATGGGATACTCTTAAAGCGAATACTAGTGGTTCAGTAAACACAGCTGTCGGACAATGGGCTCTCTATTCCAACACCACTGGTAATTTCAACACAGCTACTGGATTTAATGCTCTTTACGCAAATACCACAGGCACTAGTAACACAGCTACCGGAAACGCGGCTCTCTATGCCAACACCACTGGTGCTAACAACGTAGCTAACGGATTAACAGCACTCTATAACAACACCACTGGATATCACAACGTAGCTGCCGGATACGAAGCTCTTTTTACCAACTCTACAGGGCATCAAAACACAGCTGTCGGATTTGCTGCTCTTAGGTTTAACACCACTGCAACTCACAACACAGCTTTTGGAAACAATGCTCTCTATAGCAACACCACTGGTAATTACAACGTATCTTGTGGAAACGCGGCTCTCCATGCCAACACCACTGGTTCTGATAATACAGCTGTTGGGCACGGTGCTCTAGTTTTTAACAGCACAGGAAATTATAATACAGCAATTGGTTCCCAAGCTCTTTATAATTGCACTTCTGGTAATGGTAATATTCAGCTCGGTGCCCTTAATAGTTCTGGCTCTACCGCACCAGTATTTAACGTAGGAACACAGGACAACCGTCTCGTGATGGGCCATACAGCAATTAGCAATGCTTACGTTAAAGTATCTTGGACCGTTACTTCAGACCAACGCGATAAGATGAACTTTGCTCCAGTACCTCACGGTCTGGACTTTGTTAATCAACTCAAGCCAACTGCTTATCAGTTCAAGGTAGATCGTGACACTGAAGAGCCAAATGGTGATGTACGTTATGGCTTTAAAGCACAAGATATTCTCGCTTTAGAAGGCGACAACCCCGTCATTATTGACACTGAAGATGCTGACCACCTCAAGTACAAAGGTGAGCATCTTGTTCCTGTACTGGTTAATGCCGTGCAAGAGTTGACCGCAATGGTCAAAGAACTTCAAACTGAAATCAAAACACTTAAAGGTTAATTATGGAAACTCTTACTGCCGAACAAATTGCACAAAACTACAGTGCAGCTCTTGATAGCGTCACAGTTATTACTGAACTGATGGCTCTTGATTCACGTAATGCTGATCAAACAGCAACAGTTGCACGTAATGTTGAGCACCTTGAACTTATGGTCGCCAAAGATTACTGGACTAAAGAAGATCTTGCACCACTTAATGCAGCTATTACTGCTGGCTCCTAATTTAAAATAAACAATCATGGCTACAACCACTACTTGGAACATCGCTTCACTTGACCGCGAAACTGCAGACGGTTATGTATTTACTGCTCATTTTACTGTTAATGCTTCTGACAACACTTATAAGTCAGGAGTTTACGGTTCGGTTGGCTTTGAAAAGCCTGAAACCCTTGTACCTTTTTCTGATCTCACAGAAGAGACAGTTGTGGGCTGGGTAAAGGCAAAGCTTAACGAAGAAAACGAAGATACTGTTTCTAATATTGAAGCATCACTTCAAACACAACTTGACGAGCAAGCAGCTCCTACTAAAGCATCTGGTCTTCCTTGGTCTTAATTATAAATACAATTGACAGATGTCTTTTCTAATTGATGCAGCTAAATACTATTCTGCTCTACCCCATCAGGATGCCGCTTGGGAGTATCTTTGGGCATCAGTTGATGACTACACCCAAGACTGCTTTATAGATGCCTACAGGGACGCCCCAGAGGCCCCTGAAGGTCTCATTACCTTAGACATCTTTGAACAACTCACAGGATACTCTGCTTCCTTGTTTACACAACAAGAGGCAGATGACTGTAATCGTCTTCTAAGAGAAACTGAGTTTGATACTTGTATTGTTTCTACTCGGATGTTGATGGCTAACATCCTTCATGAGACTTGTAATCTCAAATATATGAAGGAGATTGCTGATGGTTGGGCCTACGAAGGTAGGTCTGATCTAGGTAATTATCAGCAAGGTGACGGACCACGCTATAAAGGTGCTGGTGTTCTCCAACTAACAGGTCGCTACAACTATCAGCGTTTCTGTAATGATGTTGGTGACACGAGAGTAATGGAGGGTGTTGATTACGTCAGTAATGTTTACCCCTTCATGAGTGCTAAGACCTGGATCATAGAAAATAACTTACTGCATATCGCACAAACTGAAGGCTTCGATGCTGTTTGCCGTCGTATTAATGGGGGTTGGAACGGTTACGACGATCGTCTAGCTAAATATAACATCTGCCGCCGTGTTATTTTCTAGCTATTGACGCCCTTTGAGTCGAAATGTAGCAAGCGTATTTATACAACCTAGCTCATAAATTATTACACTTTATTTATTATTAAAATGATTGAAATCCTTGGGGTTAAACTTAGCCTAGAAGCTATTGGTTTCCTTGCTGCCTTTGTTGCTTCTGAAGTTATTGCTTCTTCAAAGCTCAAAGAAAACTCAATTGCTCAATTAGCTAAATCCCTTATCGATACCTTAAAGCCTTCTCGCAAGGAAGATGAGAAGGTTGCCGAGATCCGTAAAGCTACCGAGTTATTGACTCGCACCCTTCGTAAATTAGGAGAGTGACCAATGACTAAAAGAGCTGGTGAAGAGCTATTTGATGAGTTGCATTCACTACTAACTACAGAGTTGCTTACCCGTATCAAATCAGGTGAAGCATCCACTGCTGATCTTAGAGCTGCCATTGATTGGTTATCTAAAAATGACATCACGGGAGTAGCTTTTGAGGGTAGCCCCTTGGCCAGCCTTGCTGGTCTGATTCCTGAGCTGAACTTTGAAGATGTTCAGGAGCACATCTAATGGCACATGCTGGAGGATCTAAATCTAGCCGAGCTTATAAGAAGAGCCCAAAAGCTGCAGCTAAGAAGCGTGCATATGATCGCGCCTACAGCAAAAAGATGATGGGCTCCAAGGCTGGAGATACAGCTACTAAACGTAAGCACAACAAAGAAGCTGCTGAGCGTTGGAAAGAACGCAAGAAACGGGGCATCGCTGGTAAAGGTGGGCCTGACATGAGCCACACCAAGAGTGGCCGCATGGTGGCTGAAAACAAAACAAAAAACCGAGGCCGGAATGGTAAGAACGGCAAATCAACCCGTAAGTAATTTTATTAAATGAGCCAATGGATACTCCCCGAAGCCTCATGCATGATCTTCTCTGCTTTCGTTCTAGCGATGCTAAGCGTCTATTCAGAGAAAATATTAAGGCTCGGGATGGTTATATGTGTGTGTACTGTGGATCCTCTGAAAATTTAACGGTAGACCATATTCGCCCTAAATCCAAAGGTGGGGGTGATACTGCCGACAATCTGGTGACGGCTTGTCGTCCCTGCAATCAAGCGAAGGGATCCATGCATGTTGACGTCTTTATGCAATCACAAATAGCTTAATTAATATGTTAGAGGCCGCTGTTGCTATAGGCATCGCCGTTTCAACAGGATTAGGTGTGTTTGCTTCTCGAATTAATACCCGTGTAAATCAAATTGAATTACGTGTCGCGGAGAAGTATATCCCTAGAGAAGAAGTCTCTCTAATCCTCACTCGGTTCGAAGATCATATGGTCCGAATCGAATCCAAACTTGATAACCTTATCTCTAAAGATTAAATGTCTGCTGAAGTATTTACAGCTGTCGTCCGCCCAGCTACTACGTTCTCTACTGAGCGTAAAAAAGGTGGATCATATGTCCTCACTTCTACTGCCGTAACCGCCCTGGCTGCTGTTACTACAGCCTCTACAGTTTCTGATGTTTTGGCAATCCTGTCTACTGTGACTAAGGATTCCCATGCAGTGACTGCTACTTCCTTCGGCAAGGTGTCACGCTAATGCCAAACGGTAAAGGTACATATGGATCAAAGGTGGGCCGCCCCCCTACTAAAAAGAAAGGTAAAAAGAAAAAATGAGTCTTTACCGCAATATTAACAAGCGTAAGAAGGCTGGTACGTCTCGCTCTAAAAAGAAATCAACTGTATCGGCTAAGGCCTATTCAGCAATGAAGAAAGGATTTCCTAAAAAGAAAAAGTAATGATTAAGTTCCGACTCAATGAGTTTCGGGACATTGCTAGATGGCTGGATAAGAAATTACCCGGCCCTCTGGCCTTTTTCCTGAAAGGCTGGTTATGGGGCCTAGAAGAGCGTTACATAGATGCCAAGGTAGATGCAGCCTTAGAGAAGGCTATCGCCCCTCACAGGCCCCCAGAGCCGACGCTCACGGCTCCTACGTTTACATCCACTCCCTCCGAAGTTGAGGGCTTAGATATAATTTCTTTGTCTTATAAAAATGGAATTCAAGAGGAACAGGAACACTGACTATTTGTTTAACACTCTTACCTCAAATAAAATCAATCAGATGAGTGGTGGCAAGATCCCCAAGATGTCACCACAACAAGCTTCTGGTCTAATTGGCTCCTGGATGGTTGAAACAGGTGATCCAACTCTTCAAAACTTAGATGTTGTTGAAAAGGTAGCCGGAGCTGGTAGAGGGTTATCTCAATACACAGGCACTCGTCGTATACCTTATGACCTGCAACGCTCTCAAGCTTTATCTCAAGGGGTTGATGTTAATTCGCCTGAGTGGCAACTGCAATACTTTGCTGATGAATATGCAGGCAAGTTTGATCAGCAAGGACGCTCCCTTATCGGCTGGACTCAAAACCTAGAACGAGCTCCACAGAATCTTTCCCCTGCTGAATACGCTCAATACTATACGGGTTCTGCTCAGGAAGGTAAGGGCTATTTTAGGCCAGGTGTTCCTCATACAGAACGTCGACGTCGAGCTGCTGAACAAGTGTTTAAAGCGTATGGAGTCCTACCTCCCCAACCAGAACAAACAATCTTAAATATCCCCCAGATTAAACAAGGTCCTCCTGTTAAAGCCACTCCTGCTGTTGAAACTAATCCCCTATCTATTATCGTAGATTCTGCTAGAAACTTTCTAGGGATATAATTAGTGATAATGAATGGACTTAAATGAACTAGACCAGAGGATGAAGGGTGACTTTAAAGTCTTTCTAACACTCGTCTGGCAAGAATTAAATCTACCCCGCCCAACTCGCGCTCAGTTATCTATAGCTGACTATCTACAAAATGGACCCAAACGATTACAGATTAGTGCCTTCCGAGGAGTTGGAAAGTCTTGGATTACAGCTGCCTTCGTACTTTGGACACTCTACAATGACCCTGATAAAAAGATCATGGTTATCTCAGCTTCTAAAGAAAGAGCAGATAACTTCTCTATTTTCTGTCAAAAATTAATCCTTGATATCTCATGGCTGAACCACCTTGGACCCAAAGACTCCGATCAGCGATGGTCACGTATCTCCTTCGACGTTGGTCCTGCCAAACCTCACCAGGCACCGAGTGTCAAGTCTGTCGGCATTACA